TATACATTGTATAAACTGATTGATTATTAACTAAAGTAATTGAATTGTTTGCAACTTCCCAATAATGCAAACCTCTATTAGCCCATTCTAGAAACATTATATTTAAAGAACGTCTTGCACCTTTTAATTGATAACCTGAAACACCAGAAATTCCAATTCTTTCATAAGATTCTTCTACAATATCTGCAATAGAAAAACCTTTTTCAAAAATTGTAGTTCCAGAGGTAGTGTTAGCCATTTAGCCTCCTAGCCAGTATATCCGATAGTAACAGATCCTGTTCCAGTTACATCTGCATAGATAGTATTTTGAAATCTAATTCCGTTTCCAGGTACATAAAGATCTAATCCTTCACTTCCAAAAGTAGATTCAAATACTATTCCTCCAGATGCAGTCGATGCATCATAAAGTTTTATATTTGTAACTCCTGTAGCTTGAATGTATGTAACTCTAGCAGGACCAATATTAGTAGATCCTCCTGAAGCAGTTTTTACCTGTCCGTCAGCTGTAAGTGTTGTAAATTTTTGGTCTGATGACATATTGTTTTCTCCTTAATTAATTTTAAGTGGGCCCGGAGGCCCACCTTAATTACTTATTAACTTAAATTATTATTTTGTGAATACAAAAAAGTAATTCTAGTAGATCCTGCAGTTGTTGCAGCAGATGCAGTAACAGTTATTCTAATATCTGTAGTTCCTGTATCAGACCAAGCTTGTGCTCCACCAGCTTGAGTTGTTGGGTATTTTCTACCAACACCTGTTCCAAGTGCATATGTATTAATTATACTTGTTGCTCCACCGGCTACGTCACCAATACTTAAATTAGTTGCGCCAGAAGCTGCTACTACTGAATCTATTACCACATCAATAATCTGTGAGTTTGCTGGAATAACAATATTTGTTACGTCTGCAGCAAGTGCTCCACCAGATAAATCAATAAGGTGTGTTTGAGTCATTACAACTTGTCCAACATTAGCAATGTTAGTACCGATAGTTGTACCTGTAGTATTTTGAATCGTTCCCGCTTTTATAGGTCCCGAAAATGTAGTTGATGCCATGATTATTCTCCTAGTTAAATTCTACATAGTCTCTAGGCCGTCGACTATACTGCGTCTATGCAGAATATTAATTTATGTATAGTGCAATATTTATATAGTACTTTTGAATAGAGTGCAAGAGATCCTACAGTGTGGAGTGGAATTTTTCCAACGATGTAGCTTTTGATTAAGTAGCTACTGAAACTTCAGGAGCAGAACCTTCAATACTGTTCTTTAAGTGAGCAATTCTAGCTTCTTCAAGCTTGATATCTGTAATGATTTGTTTGACTTTATCGTCAATTCTAACCATCTCAAGAGTATATCTATCGTTAGACAGATGCTCCTGTTCCCACTTCAACTCCAAGGACCTTTTTGCTTTGTATAGGTCTTGTATCATCTATAACCTCCTCATAGGTTATTCTGTATTTATCGGAAGCAAATACTTTAGCTCCAATATGTTCCCATTTTATAACATTTTCTCCTAGTTTGTCAACTATGGCCGGTTCGAGGGAAATTGAATTATCTTCAGATAAAACTTTAAATTTTGCGTAATGATCGTAAGCATTTATGGTAACTATAAATTTTTTCATGGATTTGTTATCTTACTTTCTAAATGAGGCGGAACTATGTCCGCCTCAAATATTTTAATTAGTGATTAAACACCTTCAACACCGAAGATACCTCTATAGTCAGAAACTCCAAAAGAGTATCTTTCTCTAGCTTTGTATCTTACGTTACCAGTATCAAAGTCACCTTCCATAGCCGTTTTAATCGGCGCTCTGTCAAAGTACTTCATACCATTTGGCACGTCAGTAATGATGTAGAACGCATCTGGGTCAGTTAAGAAATTGTTCACTCTGTAACCTTGAGGAACCATTCCCATTGACGCAATAGCGTTAATGTCATTATCTGCAGTTCCAGTTCTACCTTGAGACTTCATAAGTCTTTCAGCGTTGAACTGATTCGCAGAAGGAATTATCATTTTAACTCCTTTAGCTGCGATTCTTAAACCTCTTTCATCAGTCATAGCAGCGATATCAATCAATGCTTGTTCTAATGAAGTTTCGTTTAAGTCTGCTTGTGTTGCTAAAGTATTTGCTACAGTACCCGCGATAGTTGGGTGAGCTGTAGAAAGTAAGTTAACGCCATCACCTGTTTGAAAAGCAGTTGCAGCTGCAATAGCTGGTAAACCGTTGTTCAATGGTGCTGCGCCTTTAACTTCTTTAGCGTTAGACATAGATCTTGCTAGTGCTTTTGTGTATCTAGAAGAAAGTCTGTCATAAAGGTTGTCCTCTATTGCTTCTTCTGTGATAGCGAAAGCTAGCGCGATCGTTTCCATAGTGTATCTTGCAGTATAAGTCTCTTGTGCATCATCATATGATACGCCTTGACCTTCTGCTTTTACATCTGCGTTAGCGAAACCAGATAACATTACTTCTTCTTCAAAAGCTCTGTCTGATGATTCCGTTGTATAAATTTCAGCGTGCTGATTTTCATACCTTTTGTACTCTAGTCCGAATAGTGCATTCAGACCTGGTTCTAGTTCTTTAACTAGCTGTGCTCGTGATATTGCCATGTCGTTATACTCCTATTATTGCCAAGTTATTCCAGCCGTACCAGTGTTCTGCATGTATTGGTTAAGATTCTGAGTAACGATAACAGTAGAATTTGCTACTGTTCCATCTTCATTCTCAACATCCTCTGCAGATCTTAATAGTCTGAATTGGTTAGCTGTTGCGCTAGTGTTAGCTGCAACGTTTAATTGTTTACTTGATTGACCAGATGAAGTACTTCCTGCAGGCACCGCCTCAGTCATACTTGCTGTTAACCCATAAGTTGCTGCTGCTACTGCGCCATCAGCGCTAACTGCAAACAATTGCAAAGGGTTATCAATTACAAACGCAGTAATATCTTCTGAGTTTGCTGGTACTGTATTAGCTACATAATGGTTTGACCAAGTTGGCTTCTGTGTAGTAGCCGCGTTGTAAAAAATTCCATTAAGTATACCAATAGTTAGCCTAGTCCGTGATGCTTCTGCATCAGCGATGTATCCAGCTTTTGACTGAACAACAGATCCCTGAAACATTGCAACGCCGTAGTTAGCATCTATGTAGTATTTGCCTTGACCCTGGTTAGCGTCGGATGAACCAACGTTACCTTGAGCTATAAGACCAAATCCTACGGTGTTTCTATTTGCCATAGTTATTTTCTCCTTAGTGAACCTGCCGCGTTAGCGGCCTCCAGTTCGGTTTAATTTAATCGTTGGTTAAAGAAATATTATTTCTTACTGCCACCGAAGTTTTTGCTAGAACGCTCGAATTTCATCGGCATTCGTTTGTCCTGATCCTTCAGTAAGTCGTTTTCTATAGCTTCGTCTTGACCTTCAGTTTGTCTTTGCTGATATTCAACACGGCTTTGTGCGAGTTCTTCCGGTATCCTTGCCAGGAGAAGGCCACCTACTCCGATCACTCCAGCGTGTTTTCCGTCTAAGACAGTCGGGTAAGAATCGTCATCGTATTCGTCAGCTCTCACTAACTCATAACCAGATCTCAATCTACCATGAATGTTCTTGGTATCATTGAAACCCATAGACTCTGCTCTTATCCATCTGTGCCTAAATCCGTCAGGCGCTGGTGGTGCATCTAAAGATGATGGGGGCTTGTACTCTTTTGGACGTTCAGTTTTTGTCCGAGTTCCAGCCGCACGAGAAAGGTTCTTTTCGTTTTCGTTTGTCATATGCTTATGCTCCTTCCGTGAGTTTTAATTGTTTTGCATACTCTTCTAGTGGCACACCTAATTTTTTAGCTATTGCTACCTGTGAAGATGTGAGTCTCACAGTTTTGCGACCAGGTTTTGAGCTTCTGTTAGCCGAAGCTACCGACTGAACGGCCCTGTTCGTTTGCTTAGTATCAGTATTACCAAATTTGTGGCCAAAGTCAACTCTAATCCTTTTATCAATTTCTTCGTAATATTCGTTTGATTTAGGGTCATAACCTTCTTTATCTACTAAATCCTTGTGAATTTCGAATGCAGTAAATGTCATAGCTCTATCTTGTCCGAACCATCTATTTTTTGCAGCCCAATCTTCAGCAGCAGGATCTGCTTCTGGTAATGCTCTTGGAGTTTGTTCTGGCAATCTGCCACCGTCTGATAGTTGTACAGGAGTTTCCTGTTCAACTGGTTTTTGTTTTTTTCTCATTTGCAGGTTTGCATTCTCCAACGCAAGTGCTGCAATTTTTTTATTAGCCGTAACTTGTAAATCTGCATTTTGTGATTCTATTGCCATTCGCAATTCATTTTGCGCTGACTCCATTGCACTTGTTACATTCTCTTCAAGTTTAGTTGTGTACTCTGTGTTAACTGCGTTAAGTTTAGATAAATCTAATTGTCTTTGTTTTTCTACAGCTTGTGCGTATTGAACAGCAGCAGCT